AACTTTATTAATCCAGCTTCTACGGCTTTAATACCAAAGTTTCTTAACATAACATTGTCATCATTAACTAACTCTAAGAACAAAGAAGGATTTCTTTTAGCGTATAATAGTAAATCTCTTTTTAATTCCTTAGAACTCATCTGATTAACCTCAGAGCCAACTTCTACTCGCATAACCGCTTCAGCAATATCAATATCTAAACTTCTAGCAGCAACTAAAGCTTCTACTTCTAGTTCTAGAACATCTATTTCGTTAGCAGCTATTTCAACAGGCTTATGCTCTTCAAAGAGTTTATCTCTGTGAGGGTGATATAAACTTAATAACTTTTGAAGTACACTTTTGTTTTTAGGTACAAAAAGCTGTCCGTTTTGAAATATAATATGCTCTAATCTTTGCTCGCCTTTCATCTCATCAACAAAGCAAGTTCTTTGATTAGACGTGTACTTTAATTCTCTTTCGTAGCCTTTCTCTTCGTCAAACCAGAAAATATTGCTACCTCTTATTAAATACGTTAACGGAGATCTATTGTTTTTAAGATAGTACATTCTATCTTTTATTTCCCAACCATCTTCAACGCTTTTACTTTTTTGAACCGGCTTTTCAATAACCACTTCAACCATATCATTAGTAGCTTTTATCTCAGGCGCTACTTCAGCCTTTTTTGTTTGTTTCTTTGCCATAATATAATATAATAAAAATTAAAAAAAGATCGAGGACCGAAGCCCTCGACCTTAATAAAGTATTAGTTTAACAACATAAAGTTGTTAGCACCTTGTACAATTAAACATCTTTCAGATAAATAATGTACTTCCATTGTGTCTTTACCAGACGTAGCTGCTCCAACAGAACCAGTAACCCAAGTCTTGTATTTTCTAGACTCAGTTTGAGACTGACGGAAACGTACGTGTAAGAAAGGACGCTTCATGTTTCTACCTAACTGCTCGTCATAAACAGAAGATACACCAGCAGGAATAACAACACCACGAATATTATTCACAGTATCATTAAGAGCTCCACGAGTACCTTTGTCGTTTAAGTAACGGAAGTCAGACTTATAGAAGTCATAAGAACCTCTTCTAAATCCAGAGAAACCTAAGTTCAACGCCATATCTTCAGAGTTGTCAAACACACCGTAAGATGTACCACCAGCTCCGTAAGAGTTCATTGAAGCTAACATATCATCGATAGCCAAACTAGTTGAACGATCAACAAAGAACATGTTTTCTTCAATAGCACCGTTTTGATCAAACACAGCTAAAATAGCATCAAACTCAGCTAAATCGTTAGCAGCGTTAACGCCAGTAATACCAGTTGATTGGTGACCTCTTGTTTCGATAGCAGCAAACAAACCTTCAGTACCATCAGAAGTACTTTGGTCAGTACCACCAATAGCACCAGCACCGTCAATAGCTTTTTCAGCTTCTAGCATAGTCATTTCTAAGTAATCAGAAAAACGAGCTCTTGTATCACCTTCAGCTTTTAAATACCATAGGTAACCGTTCTGTCCTTCTTCACCAGAAATTTCAACCCAACCAATTTGAGACGCATCAGATCCAGATACTTCGTAGTAATCCTTCATAATGATGTGCTTGTTAGAGTGAGATTTAAACTGTGGAGCGTTAGCAGAAGATCTTCCATCAGTTCCTTTTTCAAATTCAGAACCAATAACTAAAACTCTAACTAATTCTGAACCTGTAGCAGTAGAACCTAAAGCGGTAGCCATGTTAGCTGCACCGTAAGCTAATACTGTAAACTCAGCAGCGTTGTCACCGTCTTCGTTAATAGCTGATACATAGCCTTTAGCTGTTTGATCAGCTACAGACATGATAACCATATCACCAACTCTTAAACCGTGGTTTACACCAACAGAGTTACCGTCAATATCATTTTCAATTTCGTAAGTATCGTTAGAATCTTTATACTTAGCAGTGTAAGCTAAGTGAAGACGACCTTGCTCAGACCAGATTACTCTGTCAGAAGCAGATGGCTCTTCAGCTCCAACTTGCGCTAAAAATCCTGCGATAGTTCTTTTACCATAAACCTCAGCTTCTTTTTCCATAAGGTCTGGTAAGTATTGTTGCGCCCAACCTTCAGTATCGGACGACGTAAAGTCTACGTAGTTAGATGATAGCGTCTGTTTTCTAGGAGCCGCATCTATACCACTTGCACTTGTAATTGCCATAATTAAGTGTTTTTAAATGTTAATAAATTACTTTTTGTTTTTAAATTTAAACTTGTAACCAGAAGAACCTTCATTTAACACTTTAAATTTTAAGCCGCCAGTTTCAGCATTACCGTAAGACTGTCTAGGACTCATACTTACGTTTTTACTTTTAGCCACGTTTTCTTTCAAAGCGTCGGCTTTACCTTGCTCGTAAAAGTGTTTTGCAATAGCGTCTGCGTTCATTGCTGTAAATAAAGATTTGTGATAACCCTTAGCGTCTGACATTGTATTATCTTCTGCCAAAAACTTTTTGACAAAGTTATTAATGTCGCTTTGAGTTGCTTTAACCTCATCAGCATTTTTTACGTTGAACCTATACTTTTTGTCACCAACATTATATTCAAAACCTTTGAACTTGTCGTTAAAAACTTCGTTAGTTTTTTTGTCAAAATGCGTTTTAGCTCTATCTGCTATTTTTTTATTTTCTTCTGACTCTTTGTTATATCGATTAAAAAAGTTCCAAGCTTTTTGCTGTTCAGGCGTTAAGCGTGATCCTGCTTTAATCTCGTCATAATATTTAGACTTTTGCCCGTCTAAGTAGGCTTTAGCACTGGCAACTTGCTCTTTTAGCGCTATCTTTTTCTTTTTAATATCTCTTTCCTCGTCTACTTCTTCGTCGTAGTTAAAAGAATCTTCAATTAAAAAATTTACTTCTTCAGCCGTTAAATGCGGCTTTGTTCTTCTATAATATTCTGTTAAGGCCGTAAGATTATCTAATTCAGAATAATCTCTATTTAGCTCAACGTAATCTTCTAAGCTACCACCAGTTTCTTCCATAAAGTCAATTAACTTCTGAATATTTTCTGGCAGCTCTCTACCTGTCTCTTGAGCTTCAGCTATAGCCTCAGCGGCTTCTTCAGCTAGCTCTTTAGCTTCTTCAACAACCTCTTCATCTGTTACTTCTTCTAAAGCAACTGACTCTTCTTGTGCTTCAGCTTCCGGTTGTACTTCTTTCTGTTCTTGTACGGACTCGGTGTTTTCATCGCTTCCAACCACTCCTGTGTCGTCAGCTGCGTCATCTGCAGGCTCTGTTGTTTCTTCTTTGGTTTCATTTTCAACTGGTTTACTTAAATCTACTTTAATAACACTGTCATCACCGGCAGATTCAAATTTACTTTCATCAACTACATTAGTAGTTTCTTCTACGTTCTCGTTTTCTTCCATAATATAAAATATAAGTTAATAATTATCTAGGTTCAAATCCACCTAAGTCAAACCCACCAAGTACATCATTACCTGATGATTCAAACTTTTTAGGTGGCTTACCTGTTTTTCTTTGATCTATAAGCTCGCTAGACTGAGACGCTTGTATTCTAGTTCTCTCATCTTTACGATCTTCTTTTTCTTTTTCTCTAGCCTTCATACCTTCAGTCTCTAAAGACTTTAATTGCATGTTCATTTGAAACTCTAGCTGCATTAATTGCTTTTTAACTTCAGCTTCTTGTATTAACTTTTGAGATTCTAATTGAGCTTGTGCTTGAGCTAATTGAGCTTTAATTTGACCTGACACTTGCTCTTTTTGCATTTCTATTTGAGCTGAGTTTTGAGCTGCCTTTGTGTTAGCTTCAGTCTGCATTTGTATATTCAACTTCTTCAACTCCTTATCTTTAGCTTCCTTTTCTTTTCTTCTAATTTTTAACAGTTGATTAGCTAACTTAATATTTTTTACCGCTCTTACATCTATAGCATCTTCTAAGTCAATATTTTTTTGAGCTATAGCTACTTGTATGTTATTTTCAAGTAAAGCTTTTTCTTCTTCATCTGGAGCTAATTCTAAAAATATACCAAAGTCGTACAAGTGTAATTCAGAGATCTCTTCAAGTGTAGCTACGTTATGAGCGCCTATCGCTTGTATAAACGCGTCTTTAGTAGGTGAAAACTCTATTATGTCAGATATTCTTAATGATAAACACTCTGCTATTTCAGAAGTTAAAAACATACCAGCTTGTAATATGTGTCTAGTCGCAGTGTTGCTATTAGCAGCAGCAAGCTTCTGTATACCAACTAAAGCGTTTGAGTCTGGCGTGCTACCATCTCTAGCTTCATTAAGACCGGTGGTATCTCTAATCATTTGCAGGTAATAATTGTAATTACCAATAAGCGCTTGAAGCTTGTTTCCACCGCTACCATTTCTTATTTCTTGTATAGGTACTTTTCCAGGATTTATATCACCATCTTGTGTAAACGATCTACCTATAACAGAACCTGTTTGAAAGAACATGTTTAAAGCTTCTTGTGGATTATAGTTTGTGCCATTACCTAAATCTA